GAAAGAAATAAATTATTTCAAAAAAAATCAAAGGGGAGACTATGACACGACAGGAAGCAAAGAATGAGTTATATCCTATTAAGGAAATCGAGAAGGACATAAAGGCGATAGAGTTAGAGATAGAACGCCTTATGACCGTGGCAACAAAAATGACGCCTTCTTATGGCAACAAGACGACGGCGGCACAAAAGAATAAGATTGAGGAAGCCATAGTAAAGATTGAGGAATACCGGGCGAGGTTGTCAAGGAAGATCATTGAAAAGATGGACTATAAGAACCGCTGCATAGAGAAAGTGGAGAAGATAGAGCCTAAATCTTTGCAGAAGGTCTTAATATATTACTACTTCATGGACTACACGATGGAGAAGACCGCGGAAGCGATACAGAGGTCTTATCAGTGGACTTACTCAATGTATCAGTCAGCCTTAGACGAATACTGTAAAATTTCAGATACTTGATAGAAATAGATAAAAATAATCGCTATTATAGTAACGAAGAATAGTGAAAATACGTTTTGCCATAGGCATAATCTCCTTCAACGCTCACTCGGCCAAAGTGGGCGTTTCACTTTGTATGGATATTACTAAATATAAACCGCATGAGCTGCGGGAAATGGAATACGACTATTGCCGTGAGCATCTTGAATACTTTGTAGATACTTACGGCCACATAGAGGATAAGGACGCCGAGGTCTTAATACAGAAGTTTGAGTTATGGGACGCTCAAAGGGACGCCCTTAATCAGTTTAAGGATAACAAGCTTAATGTCATATTAAAAGCCAGACAGTTAGGTATCACATGGCTTGTTTTACATTATGCCTTATGGAAGATGCTAAGACCCGGACGAACAGTCATAGGACTTTCAAGAACCGAGGACGAAGCGCAGGAGTTAGTCCGAAGGATGGCGGTCATACTTGACTGTATGCGGTCAATCTTTGCACCTAAGAACGATCAGCCTGTAAATTGGGTAAATGCGACGTGGGAAAATACGTCGCTTATTTTAACTATACATTTTCCGGGTAAGCCGGATTCGGTGTTTAAATGCTTTCCATCATCACCTAATGCGGCACGATCCTTCACGGCAGACCTTATTATATTTGACGAGTGGGCGTTTCAGCAATTTGCAGAAGACATTTGGAAGGCAGGTTATCCGACAATCAACAGACCATCAGGCGGTCAGGTTATCGGACTTTCCACAATAGAGCGCGGTTCCTTCTTTGAGAACGTGTTTACTAACCCGGATAACGGATTTAATAAGATTTTCATACCGTGGTACGCCGATCCGAGAAGAAACGAGGAATGGTACGAACAGACTAAGCGTACTATGGGCGACATGATAACCCAAGAGTACCCGGCAACCATTGAGGAAGCCTTAACAGTACCGGGTGGATCGTTCTTCCCCGAAGTAAAACGGGAAACACACATAGTCAAAGAGGAATTAGAGGGCAAACTTACAAGGTATGTTGCTTTAGACTATGGCTTAGATATGCTTTCAGCGCACTGGATACAGGTTGATACCAAGGGAAATGCGCAGGTTTACAGGGAATACGACGCGCCAGACAAGACAATCGGCGCTGCTTGCGACATTTTAAGGTCAATTTCCGCTGACGAGAAGATTCAATACTGGCTTGCACCGTCGGATTTGTGGTCGAGAGACCAAGTTACGGGTAAATCAAGGGCAATTCTCTTTAGTGAAAACGGAATTAACCTTACAAAAACGTCAAGAGACTTTCCGGCAGGGTGTGCGTCCATGAAAGAGTGGTTAAAGGCCGGAGATACAAGGCCGAAACTAACGATTTTAGACGGATGCGCCCCTAATTTATATAGATGCCTTCAAAAAATACAGAAGGACAAGAAAAGACCCAATGTTTACGCCAAAGACCCACACGATCTTACGCATGACGTAGACTCCTTGAGGTCTTTTTGTGTTTGGTGGGTACGTTCACCAGAGGTTGAATACGAGAGGATAGAGCAGAGGTGTCACAATTCTATCCTTGAGGACATAGAAAATGCGTCAGACGCAGACAGGGAATACCTGTTAAGGAAGTACGGAGAACCCGCATGAGGTTAAAGACATTTATGGACAAGGTTAAGAAGACAATAGCACCTTCACCAGAAGACAAAAAAAGGGATAAATGGCGCGGCAAGCTTGAGAACGCACGTATTGCCTATTCAAGTGTCTTAGCAGAGGTAACAAAGAACCAAGCTATCTATGATGGCACAAGAGAGGTAAACGGCAATCCCAACACCAACGTAGCCGCCAAGGACTTAGCCATTACCGTAAGGAATATTGCCTATGAATTGATCGAGTCACAGGTTGATTCCTCTATCCCTATGCCGAAAGTAACGGCCATCCATGAAGGCGACGAGGACTTAGCACGTTCTATTGAGAAAGCCTTAGTGAATAAGGTCAAGATGCTTAAGCTTTCCATTATCAACGACCAGATGGAAAGGGTAGTCCCGGTACAGGGTGGCGACTTTTTCCTTGTGGAATGGGATAACTCGTTAGGGTTCCATTCAAATTACGGTGATGTAAACGTAAAGGAAATGAATCCGCGTCAGGTTATACCTCAACCCGGCGTTTCAAGGATTGAGGATATGGACTATATCTTCGTTCAAGTGGCACAGACCAAGAAGGCTGTTAAGGATAAGTACGGTGTGGACGTACAGGACGCTTCCGAGGAATACAAGGACATAAGGGGAGCAGAAGGCACTTCTTCCTTAGATACCGACGTTGTTACGGTAAATACAGTGTATTACAAGCACGACGACAAGATAGGGCGCTTCGTATGGGTTGATGATTATACTCTTGAGGATTTAGACGACTATCAAGCGAGGATCACAAGAAAGTGCAAGGAATGTGGATATACCACGGAAGAAAAGGTATGCCCTGTATGCGGTTCAAAGAAGTTTGAGGAAACCGAAGACAAGGTACAGGAAATCCATATCCCTATTATGCAGGAGAACGGCATTGACCCCATGACGGGTATGCCTTTGCAGGTGGAAGCCGAGGAAGTAATACAGATTGATTATTACAAGCCCGGTGTATTCCCCTTAATCGTTCGTAAGAATGTATCAAAGCTTAATTCTCTTTTAGGATTTTCGGACGTTAAGGTTATCGAAGATCAACAGGATTTAATCAAGAAGGTAGGCTCAAAGGCCACAGAGAAGACCTTAAAGGGCGGTTCCATAGTAACCCTTCCAAGGAATGTAAAGCTTGAGACTACGGACAAGGAATTAAAGATAGCCCGGTTGGATGATCCGCAGCAGAAGTCAATGATTGACATTCTTAATATGCAGGTAAACATCCAACAGGATATGACCTTAATGAGCAATGCTTATGAAAATGCCCGTTCGACTTTGGGTATCACAGATGCTTTTCAGGGTAAATACGATCCTTCCGCTGTTTCAGGTACAGCTAAACAGTATTCAATCAATCAGGCTGCCGGACGTCTTGAATCTAAGCGTGTTATGAAGAATGACGCCTACGCAAAGCTTTATGAATATATGTTTAAGTTCTGGCTTGCTTACAGTGATGATCCCTTACCGATTACAGGCATAGGAACAAAGGGTGAGCAGAATTTTGACATCCTTGACAAGAAGGACTTTATCAAAGAGGACTCCGCAGGACAATATTACTGGAATGACGAGTTCATGTTTGAGACAGACCCTACTTCAACAATGATGGCAAACCGCGAAGCAATGTGGCAGCAAATAGACATGAAGCTTCAAAGTGGAGCCTTCGGTCAGTTGGGTTCCTTAGAGACTATGCGACTTTACTGGTCGTTGATGGAGAAGAACCACTATCCGAACGCAGGGGACGTATTGAGTCAGATAGATTTAATGATGCAGGAACAGCAGATGCAGCAGGCGGCAATGATGCCGCAGATGGGAGCGCCTAATGAAATGCCCGTTATGCCAACTTGAGCTAAGGATCACAAAGGCAAGGAACGTCCTTGAGCACGACGATACGCCGGACGAACCTACAAAGCTTTTTGTCGAACAGGACTTAAGCTGCCTTAACAAACAGTGTCAGAATTACAACACAGTCGTTCAGACGATAAGGAACGAATTAGAGATAGGCTAAAGGAATCCATAACAGGGTTCCTTTTTAGTTATATATCGCAGGGAGAGCGAAAACATCCAAGAAAGGAAAACTAAATATGAGAAAGAATCTTTTTGACCTTGACCTTCAATTCTTTGCCGAAGGCGAGGAAGGCGCAGAAGTGTCGGAAGCCGCCGAAACGACACAAGAAGAAACTACGGAAACTGACGAGGTAGAAACAGGCGAAACAGAAGCCGGAAACGCCGAGCCGGAACCACAGTCAGCGGAAGACAACGCACGTTATGCCGCCATTAGGAGAAAGGCAGAGGAAGACGTCAGACGTCGTTATGAGAACGAGTTAGGCGGTCTGAATCAGCAGATAGCGGCTATGTGCAGGGGTATAACCCACCCCACAACGGGACAGCCCATCACTAACGTAAGGGATTACATCGAAGCCTTATCTATTCAGCAGAGACAGGCAAACGAAGCGGAGCTTCAGGAAAAGGGTATAGACCCGTCAATGATTGACAGGATGATTGAATCCAACCCGGTCGTGATGCAGGCACAGCAAGTCTTGCAGAGTGCACAGGAAGCACAGGCAGGCGCCGCATTACAGAGAGACATGGCAGAGCTTACAAAGATTGACCCGTCTATTAAGGACATCAACGATCTTGCAGCCTTGCCGACATTCCCGCAGATGCTTGACTACATAGCGAAATATCCGGGCGTGACAGTAGTTGATGCCTACAAGATATTTAACTACGGTGCACAACAGAATGTCGCACGTCAGCAGGCAATCAATCAGATGCGCGGTAAAGACCATTTATCGACGCAGACCAACGGAGTTGCGCAGGCCGACGACTACGTAGAAGTCCCGGCTGAGATTATGAGTCGTTGGAAAGAATCGGGGAAAACAGAAAAACAGATACGCGAGCTTTATAAGAAGGTCGCAGGTAAATTGAATCTTTAAAGAAAGAGAGGACAAAGAACATGGCATTTGAATTTTTACGTTCAGAGAACAATGCTGCTCCTATTGAGAAGGAGATCATAGCGACCAATGCCACCACTTATAATCACGGTTGTCTTGTGGCATTTGGTTCAGCAGGCACAGCGGTTACGTCTACCGCTAATGCAGAGTTCGTATACACAGGTAAGACTACGGTTGCTAAGACAGGCGACAAGCTTGCGGTAATCCCGGTACTTCCTGAATACGAGTTTGAGACAGAGTTTTCAGCAGACGGATCGTCGCTTAAGGCAGGCGAAAAGGTAACTACTAATGGCGAGAAGGCTACAGCTACTACCACGTCTGGAATCTTCCAGATACTTACGGATGGCGGCGTAACAGGCACTAAGATCGCAGGTCGTTTCGCATAAGAAAGGGGGAAAAGGACAATGGCAGTAACATTTAGTAAGCATGGTGGCCTTAACGATGAAGCGTGGAAGGTAATAGATACCGAGCTTTCAATGGTTATTCAGGACACCGATACCGAGAAGAACAAGGACGACGAGCTTGTAAAGGCTCTTTTCAATGTAAAGACTTCTAAGAAGTTTGGTGAGAAGCAGGGTAGCATGACCGAGTTCGGTAACTTCGTTGAGGTTTCCGAGGGCGACAACGCTATAGCAGATGATATTCAGATGGGCTTCTCAAAGCTTATCGAGCACACGCAGTTCATAAAGGGCTTCACCTGCACAAGAGAAGCAAAGGACGACGGCGACATCGACATGATGAAGATCGCGGCTGCAAACTTTGTTCGTGCATACAAGAGGTCAAGGGCACAGTTCGCTTCTGACTGTCTTACGACAGAGGGCGCTACCTTCCTTTATGGCGGCAAGTCTTACGATAAGACGACAGGCGACGGCAAGGCGCTCTTTGCTACGGATCATCCCGGCAAGAGGACAGGTGTTGATGCACAGTCTAACGTATATACTAATGCGTTTGGTTCTAACGCTACGATGCTTTACACCCTTGCAAACATCGGACGTAACTTCAAGAATCAGTCTGGTAACGTAATGGGTTATACCTTCGATACGATTGTAATACCCGGTAACGCTCCGGCACTTGAAGACCTTGTTAAGAGGATCATCCATTCAGATCAGATTGTTGGTTCAAACAACAACGACATCAACACCCAGAAGGGTAATTGGAGACTTATCGTAGATCACAGATGGACGAACAGCGCAGAGAAGGTTCCTTACATCATCATGTCTTCGGAAGCTCTTAAGGAGCTTAACGCAGGCGTATTCTTTGATCGTGTTCCTTTGGATGTTGCAAACGAGGTTGACATCAACAGCCGTAACCTTAAGTGGTCTGGATATACCAGATTTAGCGCAGGCTTCTATGATTGGAGATATGTAATTCTTGGCGGCGCGCAGTCAGGAACAACTATAACCTAATTGCTTGTTTCCTTTCATATATTCTAACTACGCCCCTTCTCCATAGTGGGAAGGGGCACCCTACTAAGGAGATTGAGAATGATTGCAAAAGGAATGAAAGTAGGCGACACCTTTGAAGATGGTGGCGTCATGCACAAAGTCCTTGAGGTAGTTGGTGATAACTATATAAGCAAAGTGATTGACAAGCCAATTATCCTTAAGGAAGTTAAACAGGAAGTTAAATCCGATTTAAGTTCCATACCTTACGCACAGCTTAAAAAGAAGTGCGCGGAGAATGGACTTGACGCAACGGGGTCAAAGGCTGACCTTATTGCAAGATTAGAGGGCTGATATGAGTACATGGTATGATCTTAAGCTTGCCGTATTACAGAAAATGTTTGCGGCAGACGATACAATATTAACTGACGAATCCACGTTGGGTTATTTGGCAGCAATGCCGCATTGCGCAAATGAGGGGCTTGCTTTGCTTGCAACAGCCGGAAAGTATGTCACAAAGGCGCTTAAAGTAACCCAGATGGATATTAAGAATCTTGTATCAGAGACTATAGCGAACCCTATACATGAGTTTGCAGATGCTTATACATACCAAGCAGACGAAGGCCAGTCATATTATTTTGAGTGCTCCGGCATAGGTACGTGTAAAATCTATGTGGACGATACGCTGTTTGAAACAGTTGAAATAGATAACAAGAATTACGAAGCATTTAGGGGACTTATTACGAATGTAGATAAGAAGCCTGTTAAGTTTGAACTTACCACATTATATCCCATGGCGCTTAAGAATGTTGCTGTATACAGAGAAAGTTTTGCAACAGCCGACGATGTTGTGCCGTTTACGGACAAGATCAAATACGACATGACAGCGTTAGCGCCGGACTTCTACATGATTGATCCGCAGGGAATATATTACGAGGGTGCATATCAGAAGTATTTACAGACATCGGACTTCTATCAAGAAGGTACAAAGACGCTTGTACTCGATAGAGACATGATAGGATCATTCACAATATATTACAGGGCATATCCTGAACAAATTACATCCGAGACAGAAGATACATACGAATTACCGATAGATAAGGAAGTATACGCGTTATTACCTTTATACATGGCTTCACAGCTATATAAGGACGATGATAACGGCATTGCGACGGCTTATCGTAACGAGTTTGAGGTTGGTTTTGAAAGATTAGTGAATAGTGCTAATCTGGCGGCATACGAAGAATTTACAAGCGCGAGTGGGTGGGTATAAATGGCTGTTTCCTTTAAGGTTCCAAAATCACCAAAAAAGAATATATTTGCAATAGACAATTTCCTTGGTGTAGACCTTACCAACACCGGGGCTAACATAGATGAAGTGCGCTCACCTAACGCCGAGAACATGGTTCGTTACGTGCCGGGGAAAGTACGCAAACGTACAGGCTATTACAAAGAGATCATCTTCGGCAAGGACATAAACGTAAACTATGCCGTTGGGACATCAGCACAAGAACAGGCAACAAGAATAACTGACGAAACCACAAATCAGTGGGTAAAAGTTTATGATTTAACAAAAAGACTTGTAAGCAAAGATGGCAACGCCTTTGATCTT